CCCAGGGCGTTGACCATGGTGGTTGCAAAATTCGGATCGTTACCCAGCGCGAGCGCCAATTCGTTGAGTGTGTCCAGCGTCGACGGCGACGAGTTGATCAGCGCCGCCAGCGCAGCCTGGACAAATGCGGTCGTCGCAATCGACGTATCGTTGTCGCCGACTGCCGGGGTCGGCGCAGTCGGGTTGCCGGTCAAGGCCGGGCTATCAATCCGCGCACCCAGCGCCATCGAGCCGCGGTTGATGACAACGTACGATGGTCCACTCGCGGTAACCTCTACCGTTTCGTAAGGGGCGAGAATTAAGGTCACACCAGTCGTTTCAGCGCTAAAGGTGCTGGTTGACGACAGCGTAACGCTTGAATTGCCGGAGATATTCCTAAACAGGAATGTCGAACCAGACGGAACGGTATCAGTCGCTGGAAGGGTAATTAACGCACCAGGAGTAGTGATGTTGAACCACATTCCAACCTGGTTGGCATTCACTGTGTACGCCGCACCCAAACCACCGACACCTGCACCAATGAACTTACGGGTCCACGCCCGAACGTAGTCTTGGTTTACTACCTGCTGACCACCGGTGTTAATGGCCGGCGTTGGTGTCGTCGGCGTGCCGGCAAAGGCCGGACTATCAAGTTTCGCCAACTCCACCGGCGCCCGCCAGACGCCATCGCTGTTACTAGCACGCCCAAAGAAGCGGTCCGTGTACGGGATGTTGGCCAGCTCAAAACCGCGAGTGGACTGGTACTTAAAGCGCTGAGTAAACGCAAAATCAGGATATGGCGACGACGCTGGCGGGTAGTAGTAATTACCCGCTGGCAGAGCGGCGATTTCCGTCGGGGTGGCTGCGGAAGCTACTTGAACAGCCGTGCCGCCCCCCATACCAAAGGATTCCAGCGTGTTATGAACAAATGCGGAAGTCGCAACGCTGGTGTCTTTATCGCCCGTGGCTGGGGTCGGGGCCTTGGGGTCGCCGGTCAGCACTGGCGACGCCAGCGGCGCCTTTAGGCCAAGTGCGGAAGCCATGGTGGTGGCGAAATTCGCATCATTACCGAGCGCCGCCGCCAATTCATTCAGTGTGTCGAGGGTAGCGGGCGACGAGTTAACGAGCGCGGCCAGCGCGGCCTGTATAAATGCCGTTGTTGCCACTTGCGTCGAATTTGTTCCGGGTGCCGCAGTGGGAGCAGTTGGCACTCCCGTTAGCGCTGGGCTGGCCAATGGCGCCTTGAGTCCCAGCGCAGTGTTTAGCAACGTCTGGACGGCCGCAACGAACGCCGTTGTCGCAACCTGTGTCGTGTTGGTGCCGGCCACGGCAGTCGGCGCCGTTGGCGTTCCCAGCAAGGCAGGGGAGTTTATCGGCGCAAACCCTTGAGTAATGTTCTGGAACGTCAGGGCGGTGGTGCCCAGGACGATCGCCCCGTCGGTAATCAACTGCCAACGGGTGTCGGCCAGCGTGCTGCCCTGCTCGACCGAGACCAGCAACGCCGACGTCACCTCGGCGTTAGTATCGGCATCCGACGCCCGGGTCCAGACTGCCGCTGCCGCAACGTAAATGCCATTGTCCTTGGCCAAGGTCTGGTTTTTTACCAGAACGCGATCACCGGCGACCAGGGCGACCGCGTCGATGGTCTGTAGCCCTGTCAACGCGATGTTGGCCGTGGTGGCCACCCGCACCGACTGCTTGCTGTCGAGCTTGTTCAATTCCTCCAGGACTTTCGCATCGACATAAGCACGGGTGGCCAGCACCACGCTGGGATCGATCTTGAGTTCGACGTTGCTGGCGTTGCTGACGATCATATTCATTCGCACAACCTGTGTGCGGCCTGAGCCTTGCGTCAGTAGCGGTTTGAACGAGGGGGCGCAGTTGGCAATGGCCACCAGGTCACCGTCAGCGTCGTACAGACCAATTTCACGAATCCACCAGCCGCCGACATCCTCTGGAATGACCTGCTCGGCAATGATGATTGCGCTGTTGGTTGGGTCGACTTTGAGCTGGTTGAGCGGGGCTCGGCGGCGCTCGTTGATCAACGCCGTCTGGGTCGCCGAGGGCATGGGTTCGGTGCCATTGGCATCACCAACGCCCATCTGCGTAATCTTCCACGCGATACCCAGGGCATCAGCATTGGCTTGTTTGGCGAGACCGATGTTGGTCAGGATTGCGAAAAACTGAGAGGTCTGGTCGATCATGGGAATACATCCAGAGTGTCAATGATGTGGTCGCGACCGCCCCGGCCGATGATGGCGGTGACTTCGATGTCGCGTTGAATGGGCGGGTACACAGTGATTTCGTCGCCTTCGTAAATCGTGGCGCCCAGGTAGAGGTGGCCGGTGGATTCCAAACTGATGGCCAGACCGGTCAGGTGTCGGCTGCGGGGTTTGGCGTCATCGATGAGGAAGGTGAGCTCCTGGTACATCTCGTCGGTGATGCCGGTATCAAGTACGCCAACCTTCAGCGCGAACGTGCCGGGCACGCCTTCGGGGATAGTTTCGAACCACTCCACCACCTCAATCAGGTAACCCAACGGCTCAACGACACGACGCAGGGCGCCGATGGTGCCCTTGCGAGAGTGGATGTAGTACGCCGAACGGATGGCGGCGCGTTTGGTAGCTTCTGTCCATTTGCTGTCCCAGTGATCGACCGAAAAGGCCCAAGCCAAGTACGGCAGCAGATCGACCGGGCACGCCATTGGGTTCCAAAGCTGACGCAGCGGAATGGGCGTGCGCTGAATTTGCGTTAGTGCTTCAGCGGCCAGGCGTTCCAGTTGGCTGGCATTGCGCGGCAACAGCGACACGGTGCCCATTACTCCACACCCTGAGTGAGCATGATGGTGGTGCAGTACGGAGCCTGGTACGGCGTGGCGGCGATGTCGGTCCAGGTATCCAGCTCGACCTTGCGAACACCCTCGACATGCAGCGCGGCATGGATGGCCGACTCGGACACCTCCATACCCAACCGGCGACGTTGATGCACGTAGGCCAGCAGGCGTTGGTTGGCAGCAGCAAGGATCGGCTCGGATTCGGGGCCGTTGGTGTTCAGATACAACCTGGCCTTGACCTGGTAGGGGATGATGGTCGCGCTCTGCACGGTCAGACGATCCGCCACAGGCCGGCGGTCTTCGTCGCTCAGGTAGGCGTTGACGATACTGAGCAAGCCCGCGTCTGCGCTGCCGTCGTCCAGCAAAGATTGCACCGTGACCACCACTACAGCGGGGCTTGGGCTTTCCGCTGTGGCATCGGCCACGCGGCCGTCAGCGGCGCGGGCGTGAAAGATGTAGCTGTTGCGCGGGCCAGCGGTGCTCAGACCTTCCCAGGCCATTTGGGCGCGCTCTCGCAAACTGTCGTAGCTCTCCCGAACTTCGGGGATCGGTGGGGTGGCGTTGGGGTTGCCAGCCTGCACTACGAGGCGTTCGACGTTGTAATTCGCCGCCAAGTTTTCCAGATCCGCGCCCTGGGCCAAAGCGAGCATGTTGGCGACGGCCCCTTCATTGACGCGCTGACGCCAGATAGTTTCGCGGTAGGCATTTTCCTCAAGCAACTTAGTCAGCGGCTCGGACTCCAGCGCGAGGCGGGCGGCGATCTCCGCCTGCTCGTCAACCGGCCATAGACTGATGGCATAGGCCTTGCGCTCGGCCAGGATCAATTCGAAGTCGATTTGCTCAACGATCTGCGGTGGCGGGAGTTGACTGAGGTCGATCGGGACAAAGGTGTTCATACACTGGCCCCCAATTGCAGCGGGATACTCAAGTTGTGCTGCTGGTTGCTGTCGACTTCAGCCCCTTCTAACTCCAACACGACTTCACCCTGCAGGCTGACGCCGCTGAACTGCACACGGCTCAGGCTGATCCGTGGCTCCCAGCGCAACAGGGCCATGGCGGTGGCGGCATACACGCGCAGCCGCGTGGCATCGTTGAAGGGCTGGTCCACCAGCTCAGGCAACAAACTGCCGTACTCGCGGCGCATGACGCGGGTGCCAATACGGGTAGTCAGGATGTCGGTAATCGACTGGCGGATGTGCTCCAGGTTGCCGATGGCACTGCCGGTTTCTCTGTTCATAGGGGCTTGCCTGACTGATCAGGGCCGGCCTTCACGCCGCCATGCGGGTGGTTGACCAGGCTGATACCGGCGGCGATCACGTCTTCCGATACCTCGACCTTGCCGGTGACGTGCTGATTACCGGTTTGGGTGTAGTCACCTTCATGGGTGATCGGGCCGACGATGTGAATACCGCCCTGGCTGATCAGCTCGCTGGTGCCGTCCTCTGGCAGCACCGCGCGTAGATGATGGGCAATGCAGTCGTATTCGATGACCGCGCCGTCCCGATAGGTGCGGCGCTGAAGGCCTGCACGGTCGCCGTTGGCGGCATGTGCGGCGCTAAAAATTCCGGTGAGGGCCACGCCGTTGGCGAGTTGTCCTGATGGACTGAGCAACACGACCTGCTCGCCCTCGGTGGGTGGATCCCAGTCCTGGTCTAGGCCTGCTCGCACCGCCATCCACGGAAGCCAGGTCGTGAGCAGATCACCGGTTTTCACACGCACGCGCGGTGGTTTCATCTGGACTTCGGCGATGGTGCCGAAGCGGATGAGGTTTTCGATCAGGCGGGAGAGGGCGGCAATATTGTTCATGCCGCCGATGGTGGCGTCACACGTGCGCGTATGCAGCCAGTCAGACTTGTAAGCAGCGACAGTACAGTGGGGTAAGTCGTTGAGATTCAGCGCATGGTGCCAAAAATTTAAAAAACCAGACGTAGTTGACGTTTAGTTCGTATTTCGATGTTCATCAAAACAGACGCTAATGGCATAGTGATGGCGTTTATGGGTTGGACGTTTTAAGGCTCTCTAAAAAGGATTGTTTATGGCGCAGGATACATTTCACTACCCCGACACAGACCGGAATTTGCTCTATTCAGCAGCGCTAAAATGTGTGGCAGAGCAAGGCTTTAAAATACGATTTTCCGATCGTACAGGCGGGGTTATCACATGCGATTCGAAATGGAGCATGAAGAGCTTCGGTCAGCAAATTAATGTGACTGTCGCAACTGGTAGCCCTGGAGC